CCTAAAGTTGATTGGTCATTCTTAGTTGAGGAAGATGACAATACAAGTAGTTCTCAGCAATTAGCTTGTACTGGTAACGCATGTGAGATATAGGAGAGCACAATGAATCCTGATAACGTAAAAGATCCTAAGCATTATGCAAGATGGAAGATTGAACCTGTAAAGTTTATAATTGAGAATGAGATACCTTACGCTGAAGGCAATGTAATAAAATATGTTATGAGATGGAGATATAAAGGCGGGCTAGAAGATTTACACAAAGCCCAAGAATATTTAAATATATTAATTAAGAATGAGTTGGAGAATAGCAGTGAATAGCTACGTAATTAAAAGTACACATAGGTGGGAAAAATTTTATGAAATAATTGGAACTATTACTACAGTAGTTGGAGTGTATCTTATTTCAGAAGGATATTATATACAAGGATTTTTAATAAATGGTTTTAGTGATATAGTATGGGCTTGGTGGGGTTTCTTAAAGAAGGCTTACTATTTAATTGGATTACAAGTTTTACTATTTATACTTATGATGAATGGAGTGTATAACAACCTATGACAAAGCAAAAAAAATTTAAAAAATATCCTTTAGTTGTAATTGAATGGTATGACCATGCTGGTGAAGGCGGTTGGGTTGAGATGAAGGATATTGAAGAAGAACCAATACTTGCTAAGACTGTTGGGTGGTTAGTAAAAGAGGACAAACTAAGGTATCATGTAATGAATACATTAACCAATGACAATGGTCAAGGTGGTAACTCAGAGATACTTAAGGGTACTGTAAAATCTGCTAAGATACTTAGAAAATCTTTTTAACGCCTACGCATAACAGATTCAAATTGTATTGCCGCATCTTCTCTACTTAATCCAGCCTCATCTGGATTTATTCCAGTTTCATTCATAAAAAATTCTTTCCAAGATGTACCATGTGTTTTAGGATTTTTTAACCACTTTCCCTCTGGGGTCTTCGATTTTCCATGAGCTTCATCACCATGTTCTGAAAGTGTTTTGCTAAGATCCAATGCTTCTTTACCACTTAGCCAAGCACCTCTATAATCATAATCAGGATTAGCTAAAGGATCTTCTTTGTAATTTTTAACAAAATCTTTATACCAAGGGGACGTAGTAAACTCTTTTTGAAACTTCTTCTCTTGCTCAGGAGAAAGAATAGTATGCTCAAACTCTGGTAGAGTCTGCGCATACCTATCAAAAATATCATATGTGTGACTTGGTGTTATTATATTCATTAACGTCTCTGCCTGCGCTTGTTTACATCGTGCCAACCCGTTACATATTTATCTATATGTCCTTTCATTTCTGGAAAAGCATCTAAAACTTCTTGTTTAGTTAGGTCTCCTTCAGCTACATATTTACCTAAGTATCCTCTTACCTCTTCCATTTTTGCTTCAGTACCTAATTTCCCAAATGATTTAATAGTTTTATCGGTTAATTTTAATTTTGGATTGTCAATAATTTTATCTATATTATTATGTCCAAAATTATAAGCTGCTAATGCTGCTGCTCGGGCACCTTTAACATCATGTCTAGGAGTGTAGTTAATTCCACCTTTATCCCAATGTTTTCCTGCATCCGCACCAAAATCATCATACTGTAAATTTTGTTTTGGATCATATCCTTTCTTTTTCCAGGTATTTGTTCCCGATAACTTATCAGAATATCTTCCTAATAAAGCTTTTAAATATTTATTTGAATGCGCTCGTTGCTCTCCAATAGACATTTTATAAATATCTTTATCAAGATTAGTAGCACCGTACCATTTTAAAGCACCAACGTCTTTATGTAACTTAGGTTTTATTTGGTATGGTCCCACTGCTCCCGATATAGGATTAGTATATATAGCTGGATCTCTAGCTTTAAGAACTAAATCCCCTCCTTCAATTCTTTGAACTACACTCATATTAAAAGGCTCAATATCTCTATCTATATTAGTTATAGTATCAGTATACCCTTGTGGCATTTCTACTTCTTTGGGACTTGTAATACTGGGAGGAATTACAATACTAGGTATTTCCTCCTTATGAGGAGCAGGTATAACCTCCTCGCGTTTATCTTTGTCCTTCTTCCCAAAATGCTCATACCATCCAGTATCATATATTAAAAGATCTTTTAATCTTTCTATAAAAATGTTATTGGGTGTAGTAGACTCAGCCATTATTACCAGGAACCAATAACAAATCCAAGAACAAAGTATCCAGCGTACCATATTATATTAGGAAGTGATTCGCAAAAATCAACTACATAATCTTTTATTTCATCAAATTTCATTTTATACTCCTTTAGTTTTTACCAACTTTTTTAACACGTTCAAAACTCCTAGCACCAGCCAATCCAAGCATACCTAATAACACAGGCATCATTGTACTTATATCAGCTTGAGGAACCATAATTCCAAAAGGGTCAGCCAATGGGCTAATTAAAAAATTAACCGCGAATCCAGCTACACATACCCAAGCACATGCGGGACGCCAACCAGCTTGAAACCAATTACCTTTTGCTTCTTCTTTGTTTACTTCTATTTGCGCTAGTGCAATTTCATGAGCTTGCTTCTCAGCTAAGGTAGCTATCTCATGAGCTAATTTAGTTTTAGTATCCGCATCAGGGATAAATTTATCCAGTAATGAGGCTACTGGTCCTATAAGTGCTTGTAACATTTCTAATCCTCTATAATTAAATCAAACTCGTCTACTTCTTTTAAAATAGACATGAACTCCGCAAACCCTCTACCACTAGCAAGTACTGCAGCCTTACCATTTAGTCTACCAAATTCTTCAGCAATAAGTACACATCCCTGTGTGTTACGTTCACTATTCCCTTTGTGAAACAATATATGTGTTCTTGCTTCAACATCTAATATTTCAAATGTATCTCCAAATCTTGGAGACTTAACTCTTTTACAGCTGTAAGGTCCCGAAGGAATGCAACTTATACCTTTTTTATTATTTTCCCAAGACGGTTCAAGAGTTACTGCAAATGGAATATCTCCGTTTATTAATACACCAAATGTAGCGTCTTCATTATCAGCTACTCTCTTCAGCTTTAGTTCCATGTGAAACCTCTAATTTCTTTTTTTCTAATTTATAAGTTTTATGTTTAAAGTAAGTACTAACAAGTAAAGAACAAAAAGCTATTCCTAAAGCAAACAAAGTTGAATAGTGATTGACGTAAGCAGCTATACATGCCCATCCTGAACAACCATAAGTTATAAAATCTATAGCCTTAACTACAGATTCTGGGTGTTTATAAATCATCTAGCCTTTCTCCATTTTGAGCCTTTATCCATAAAAGTATTTTCTCTTAAAAATTCCTCTAGCACTATAATTGCATCGTCTCGCATTTGTTTATTTACGTTTAGTACTGGAGTTAATTTAACAATTTCTCTAGCCAATGATTTTGGATTTTGTTTAGCAATTCCTTCCGTAAAAAGCGCTCCCCAGAGAGCGTCTCCCTTAGATACCGTTGGACCCATAAATATTCCAACTATTCCTGTGTATGAATGAAACATGGAATCAAATACAAAATTACCCATACCTAATAATCCAGCTCTTTCTATAGCACGTAATACTCTTATTTGTCTCTCAGATAGTTTTTTACCAAATCTTTGTTCATATAATGGATTACCCTCATCTCCATACCTTAGAAAATCTATTATGTGATTAGATAAATCTGCAGTAAGTAAAAGAGCCATTCCAGTACCTATTGTGTATGCCCCAGCTCTTCCTCCAGATACTGGCATTCCCTGATCATGAAATCCTTTATAAATTTCATTTCCCCATTTAGCCATAACTCTGTTACCAATTAATGTTGGAAAAGTTTTAAGATGTCTTAACCATCCTAAATTAGGATTAGAGTGCCATAGAGGAAGCGTTGCTGGGTTAGGAGTTAGTACTGAATCTTCAGCAAATAAATGTGCACCACGTTTTAACTTTTCAAAAAATGGACCTTTTAATGGTGCTTCAGCTTTAGACCAAGCTATACCTTCAGCTAAGTCTAATCCATAGTATTCCATCAATCGTTCCATGCGAACTTCTTCGCCTTTTGTTAAACCAGTTCTTTTACCAGCTGCTTTGGATTTAAAGTAATCCTTTACCATAGCATCGTAAGTCCCTACAGCTAAATGATTCATCCATTTAGTCCAATAATAAAGTAAATTAGCACGAAACACTATATTACCAAGCAAACTAGAATCTCCTTGGAATAGTGCATTCATTCTTTCCATAGCTGCAACATCACCAGCTTTTCTTATTTGTTGAGTAATAATCATAGCTCTAGTTCTATCTATACCAAATGCTTTAAAGTCTTTATGTATAGCCTTTCCAACCATTAAAATACCAGCTCCAATTGCTTTAGGTATTGCTTTACCATACGCTTTTATTCCACCATTATATAATGGTAATGCAGCTTCTGGTAAAGAAGCTATTGTTGCTAATGGTAAAAGAGCTGCGTTTAAAAAGTTCTGGGTCCATCTTTGGGTTCTTACCCATCCTTTATGTCCACCCATCTTATATGCACCTTGCATAGCTTCTGCTAATCTTAAAGTACGTTCTACTACATAGCGTGGTACGTCATATCCTTTTGCGCTTGCCTCTCTAACTCCATCAATTATACCTTTGTATAGTAATTCGTTATGTTCACCAAACATTCTTGCCCATTCTACTCTGTTAACTGTCTCTTCGATATAATATTGTAACCCCTCATAAGGATCATTTTTCATGTATTTTTCAAATGTTTCTACAGGTAAATCTCTTAAGACTCTTTGATGGTCAACTCCACTGGCTTTTTTTGCTATAGCTTTTATTTCTGCTGCATTTTCTTTTCCAGTCATATTCATTATATCACTAAGCATAGCCTCAGCCCTATTACTAGCCATAGTTCGTCCTTCACCTATAATATTCATAGCCATTTGCTCAGCTAAACGAGATGCTCCACCAGGACCATATGAACCATATTTACCTTCAAACTCTTTTTTTATTTTAGGTGTTTCAAGAAACTCAGTAAGATCTCTTACAAATTGATCTTGATGTTTTTTTATGTATCTTTGATTCCATGCTTGAGGAAAATAGTTCGCAATTGTTTCATGATCAGGAAATACTTCTTTAATATAATCATCCACTCTACGAATAAGTTCTTGAGTCTCTTTTACAACTTGACCTAATTTTCCTTTTGGTACAGGACCTTGACCTCTAATTGCTCTGGCTATTTTTAGTCCATCTTTTTCGGACATTATTTTACCACGAAACCTAACAAATTGTTGTACGCCAGGTAGATATGTAGGTCTTACGGATTCAAATATTTCATTTAATCCTTTAAATCCATTATTTTCTAACGTAGCTGTCATAAGAGTTCCAATTCTATTTGCTTTTTCAGTATGAACAGAATCTACTGATCTTGGTCTACGAGCAGCACCCTTGCTATCAAATATAGCAAGATGTATAGATGGAGCTACAAAGCCATCAACCACTTTTGCATAGGTAGGAGATATTTGTCTAACTTTGTCCATTAAAGTTATAGATTTATATGCAAAACCTTGAATAAATTTGGAAAGTCTTCCTTGTTGTTTATTTAACAACCCTCTGTAAGGAGGTAAAGGATCTCCAGGTTTATATTGTCCTTTAGTTGGATCTCCTATATGTTGTATTAACTCTCCTGTATTATCAGGTACATATTTTGCTCCTAAGGATGTAAATTTTCCTTCCCAACCACCTTCTTCTCTCCACATTTCTCTGGTAACATCAAAAATATCCAGAGGACCTTCTGTCTTTTTAGGAGCTAAGGTTTTTACTTCTTTAGGTCCTTTGGCAACTTCTTTAGCTACGGTTTTAGCTTCTCTTTGAGCTGCTTCAGTTTTTTTCATTTCCTTAAAAGATTCGGGAGTAATTCTCATTCCTACAGCTTCTTCTGGTAAAAGTTGACGATCTTTAAATATACTATCTTCGTATTTAAGTTTTTTAGCCAACTCAGATTCTAAAACCAATCTTCCAGTTTGTGCTTTTTCCATCAATTGATATTCTTCAAATTTAGAAAAGAAGGTCTTTCCTTTAGATATAATTCCTGTAGAAGAAATACCTATAGATGGATCTAGATATCCTTTTTCCGCAGCTTTCCATTTAGCATCAGCTAAACTTTGTCCTTTAATAGCAGAAAAAATTCTGCCCCTACCTTCCATTTCCCCTCTTACGGCTGGTTTAGCAGTCTCAAGTATTTTGACAGCCATTTCTTGTGTAATCTTTGGATCCAATTGTTTATTAGAAGTTTTTCTATCTCTAAGTATACGTTTAAATTCTGTTAAATTTGCAAATTTTATTTCCGCAGCTGATTTGGAAAGCTTACTATATTTACCTATTTCAGGTTTTTCAACTTCATCTAAATATTTTTTATAATATTTTTCTAATGCTCTATCGGTATAAGGTTTATTAGTTCTTGGATTTATGTATCTATCGAAAGTAGAAATAAATTCACCAGGAGAAGCTAATCGTGTTTCCCAAGGATCTACCTTTGACTCAGTTGCTTCTAAAGTTATTTCTATATTATCTTCTAATATTTCATCTCCTTTCTTACCTTTTTTAGCTACGTAATTTTGCATTGCATAAGTATATAATTCTTGGGAAGCTTCTAAATTGTATTCATGTCCTCTTCCTTTTTCATTTAATTTATTTAAATATTCTGTATCAAATGTTTTAAAATCCATTATATTTTTTGGATCTTCATAGAATTTTCTTCCGAGAGGAAGACCTACATCAGTACCTGGGATATTTATATGTTTGGCAGGTATTTTATCTACCATAGATTTAGTGGCTGCTGTTGCTCCTTTTATTCCATATATTGGAACTAACAAAGAAATAAGTTCTCCAGTTGTTCGTATACTAGTAGCTAACGCTGCATTATTTGTAGCAGCAAAGGCACGTTCAGCTTTATTATGAAAGTGCCCAGTTATGGGTTCAATAATACTTTCGTGGAATAAATGTTGGAATCTTTCACCAGCGTCAGTTTGAGCAGCGAAAGGTTTCACACCAAGTAAATTTACATTAGCTGCGTTTTCTAATACTTTATTAAATGCATCAGGAAATGCGTCAAGCTCTCCTTTTAAAGCTGAGACAATGCCAGCTTTAACTGTGGCATAGGGAGTAGCTATTCCAAATTGAAGACCAGCTTTTACAAAACCTTCAACAGTACCAGGCATGGATTTTACTACATTTAGAAAAGTACGACCACCTTCAGGCCACATAACATCCTCACCAGTACGTCCTCCAGTACCTTCAGAAGGAAGATAAGGATTTCCTTGGTGCAAATAGGGGTTTACACTAGGAGTAGTACTAGAGGAAGGTAAATAAGGATTTTTTGAAATATTGGGTTGTAATTTTGTACTTTCCGTATCTACATCTAAATATGGATTAATCAATTTTTATCACCTGGGTAGAGAAGTAACCATGTTAATAAACATTTGATTAGCAATATTTTGAGCTTCAGCCTCAGATTTATCTCTTATAGCTTCTCTTAACATATTAATATAAATATCACGACTCATTGGTATTCCGCCTGGACCTTGAAAAGTTCCAAGTTGAGCTGAAGGAGCATAAGTATAAACATCTGCACCTCCCCAACCAGCGGCATTAACTTCAGCAGTTTGAAGTGATTTTTGCACAAAATTCTTTAATGTCTGAGCATCAGCCATTGGATCACCAGTGTCTGACATTGCGTTTTCTAAAACTTGAGACAAAAGAGTATTTGCTGATTCCCAATTTGGGTCATTTCTTTTTCCACCAGCGTCGTCAGTTTCTGTTGTCTCAGGAAAAGTTCCCCAAATTTGTTCCAGCATAAGGTCAGTTTTTTGACCCCCAACAGTTGTTAACTTTCCTTGCAACTCTACTACGTCTTTAAGACTAGGAGCTTTTTCTCTTAGTTTTTGTTGCTCTTCTCTAGCTATACTAGACATTCTACCATTAACATTGGTAGAAAAGTTTATTGCTGGTAAATGATTTATTGTAAGTGGTTCCCCTTGTGATAGTCCTCCAGGAAGTATTCCATCAGCTCTATATATTCCATCCTCGCCTAAATCACTTTCATCTATAACCCCGTTATTTCTCCATGAAGTTATCAAGTTATCATAAACAACATTAATATTATTCATACGAATATTCATATCTTCAGGTGTTAAATTAGGAGACTCAGTTATAATATTTCTTAACTCTGTTCTTATACTATCTAATTTAAGATAATTAGAATTTGATTGTTGCTCAACTAATTTAAAATCATTTTCTTTTCTTTTAAGATCTTCAACTACGGCTACGCCAGCATAAAAACCTTCTGGATCGTTGGTTATATGTTTATTCAATGCCTTAGCATGATGTATGTTATTTTTTCTTGCCCAGTCAGCAAGTTCAGCATTTTTATATAATTCAGATAACATAAGATCTGCTTGTTCATTACTGAGCTTTAGGCTTTCTACTCGTCCTCCACGAAGTGCATCCTCAGTTTCAGTGGCAGCATTTATATTTCTGGTAGCAGCCTCAGTATGTCGTACTCCTGCTATGTGTTGCCCTATTGTTTCTAATGACATTTTATATCTCCGTATTTAAATTAAGTCTAGCAATGTTCCAGCTACTTTAGTTCCAAGTTCTCCCATTCCAGCTATATCAGGTCTTGGTTCCCTAGCTTGACGTGCTTGTAACTCTTGAATTCTTGATTGCATTCCCTCAGCACCTGCACCAATAGATTTCCAATAATCTCTTTCTTCACCAATAAATTTACTTTCGAGATCCATCAAACCTCTAACTACAGTGTCAGCACCAAATCCTGATTCAGCTGGATTGTGACCTTGGGCAATCATTAATCTTGTTAATCTATCTTTTTCTCTATCTAAAGCGGCTTCATAAGTTGCGGGTAATTCCCCTCTAGCTAAAGCATCCTGATGTTTTTTAGCTTCTTTAGCGTAGTGACTAGCAAATTGATCTTGATATTTAGATAAATTTTCCTCAATAGCTTCTATTTGTCCTTGTCGTATGTCTCCCTCGTACGCAGAAAATCCAGCGCTAACAAGTTCTTCAACTTTATCTCTATCAAAACTAAATCCCTGTTGTAAAGCTCCTTTCTGACCAACTGGAGCAGAAGTTTTGTATTGTGGTACACCGCCAGTGTGTCCTACCACCTGAACATTTTTTCCTACACTTGCTGGAGCACCAGATAAAACTCCACCACTTGCCTTCATGCCTGATCCTGACGCTTGAAATTGACCTACTAAAGGAACATTTTTACCAGCAGCGCCAGCAGCTCCAAAACCACGCTGTGCTGCCTGAATCATTCCAGCGCTTGGGGCTGTTAATCCACTTAACATAGCTGTAGTTCCAGCACCAGTACCAGACATTCCCATTAAACCGCCTGCTCCAGCGCCTCTAGCAAAGTTAACTGCACCACCACCAGTACCACCTGTTAAGGCGCCGCCAAAAAATCCTGAACTAGCAAGTTTACCACCAGCAAAACCAGTTAGTCCACCAAGTACTGCACCTTTTAATCCTCCACCAGATACAATACCTCCTAGTGCTCCACCTGCTGCCGCTCCTGCAGCAACAGAGATACCTAGTGGTCCCGCTACAGCTCCACCTATAATTGGCAAAGCTATTGGTGCTACTTTCTTAAAAAAACTACCAATGGAACTAAATAGTCCCATATACAAAGGACCAAATCCAAATTTGTACATATTTAACCAATATTCAATAATCATAATTTATTTCTCTATTATTTTGTTGTTATTTCCACCTTAGGCTGTAAACCAGTTAGTTGCATCTACTGCTATATATCTTCTAGAAGTTCCTTCACCCAGCACATTAGAGTCTGCTGCGTTTGCCGAACCACCATCTATTGCATCATCTGTGTTAGGCCATACTTTTACATCTTGACCTGCATCATCATTTATAATTAAAACTTCTAATCCAGCGGCTGCTGTTGGTAACTTAACTCCATCATTATCACTACCAACTGTTGTTACTCTATTTATATCTGCAGTTAA